GACCGCGGGAAGGCCCCCGAAGCCGCTGGAAGTAAAGCGGAAAAACGGGAACCCTGGGAAGCACGCTCTCCCCGCTGTGGTCGAGGTGTCGTTCGCCCCTGAGAAGCCGCCGAAGCCGCCGTCGAACCTGAAGCAGTCCGGGAAACGGACCTGGAAGCAGCTGTGGGAAAATGGCCGGCTGTGGCTCGGCAAGTCCGACGAAGCCGCGGTGCGCCTCGCATGCGAGCAGGCCGACGAAGTCACCGCTTTGCGCGGTGCGGCGTCCCGGCTGAAAGACCCGATGAAGCGGCTTCAATACATCTACGCGACGCAGGCCGCTGAGAAGCTGCTGATGCAGTCGCTGTCGAACCTCGGGTTTACTCCGACTGCCAGGGCGCGCCTCGGCCTGGTCGTCGCACAGGCTGCCGAAACGGAATCGAGGCTGACCCGGTTCGCGCATCGTGGCGGCTAAGACTGTCACGACGCTCGGGCCGCTCGTCGGAGATTTCACCGAGGAGTTTGTCAGGCACACCCGCGGAGAGTTGGCCGGCCAGCTTGTCGAGCTGCGGCCGTTCCAGCGGGCCATCCTCGACGGCCTGTTTGAGCTGAACGACGCCGGCCTGTGGAAGCACCGCCAGGGCCTCGTGATCCTTCCCCGCAAGTCCGGGAAGTCGCTGCTGCTGTCCGGGGTGGCTACCTGGGCGCTGTTCGCCTCCAACGAACCAGGCGCAGAAATCTTCACGGTGGCGGCGTCCAAAGATCAGGCCCGCATCGTCTTTCAGAACATCAAGGGCACAGTGGAAGCGGACCGGGATCTGTCCGACGTCGCGGAGGTTTACAAGGACGCGATAGCGGTCCCGTCGACCGGCGCGGTGTGCCGCGTCCTGTCCTCCGATGGGAGCCTCGCCCACGGCCTGTCCCCGGTTGTGTCCATCGTCGACGAGACATGGTGCCACCCGACCGCCGAGCTGTACGAGGCGCTTCTGTCCGGTTCCGGGGCACGCCGCCAATCGCTGCTGGTACACATCACGACGGCCGGCATCGGCGAGCGAACCCCGCTGGCAAATCTGGTCGAGTACGACCGCAGGGTGCAGGCCGGCGAAGTCGACGACGAAACGTGGTGGTCGTGGTGGAAGCCACCACCACCGGACGCCGACTACCGCGACCCGGCGACCTGGGCGGTCGCCCACCCGGCGTACGGCGACTGGGTCACCGAGGAATACCTGACGTCGCAGCTGAAGCAGCTCCCCGCACCGGAGTTTCGGCGCCTGCACCTGGCTTCGTGGATCACCAATCGGGACGTTTGGCTGGAGCCGCACCAGCTGGACCTCATCCAGACCTGTGATCCGTTGACGGCCGACGACCATCCCGTTTTGGCGGTGGATGGCAGTTGGAGCAGCGACGCGTCGGCTGTGGTCGCCGCCACGGCTGACGGCCGCGTCGAGCTGCTGCACATCCAGGAGAAGCCGATAGACGGTCCGGAGAATTATCGGGTGAACGTGAATGACTTACTGGCCGCCGTCGTCGAACACGCCGAGCGGCTCAGCACCCGCGCTGTGATGTACGACCGCTACCTGATCGGCCCCGCCATGCAAGGGCTAGGCGACGAACAGGGACTCCCGGTGGTCGAGTTCCCGCAGAACGCCCGCCGTATGGTGCCGGCCACTAAGCGGTTCGCCGACGCGATCCTGGAAGGCGACCTGAAGATCGTCAATAACGAGAACGCTCCACACCTCATGCGGCACATCGAAAATTGCCGGCTCAAAACGGACCGTTTGGGATCGAGGATTGTGAAAGACCACACCGGGTCCAGCCGCAAGATCGACGCCGCGGTCTGCGCCGTTATGGCCCTCGACTCGGCTAACGAGATTGAAATTGTCATCCCACCTACTCCGAGGATCTACTAACCATGGCCCTTTTCGGACGCAAGCGGCTCCAGACCCGCGACCCTGACCCGTTCCCACCGTGGAACCCGTCGCCGGTTTGGAATCAGAACCTGGCCGGCGTGTCAGTCAATGACGCTACGGCGCTGGGCATTGTCACGCTGTGGCGCTGCGTCGACCTCATAAGTAGCACCATCGGTTCACTGTCGGTTCACGCTTTCAGGGATGGTGAGCGCATAGATACGCCGGCGATCCTGATGCAACCAAATCCGACCGAAAACCGGATCGACACCTATTCGGCGCTCATAACGTCCGCGCTGCTGCGCGGCAACGCATACGCCCTCATGGGCGATTTCGACCGTTTTGGGCATCCGCGCCAGCTTGTCGTTCTCGACCCGGACGCCGTCCAGGTCGAAGTCAGCCCCGACACCGGGTCCATCACCTACAAGGTCGGCCAGGAGGCTTACACCCGGTTCGAGATGATGCACATGCGCGGTTTCATGCGCCCAGGGCATGTCGTCGGACAGGGGATACTCGACGCCCACCGGCACGCCCTTGGCCTAGCTATCGCCGAACACGAATGGACCGAGCGCATCTTCAGCGAGGGGTCGATCCCGTCGGGTGTCATCACGACAGACGTTGACTTGTCGCCCGAAGCGGCCACCGAGCTGAAGAAAGCGTGGGTCCAATCGCATGGCGGTCGGGATCGCACACCGGCGGTTCTGTCCGGCGGCCTGGCGTACAAACCGATCCAGCTGAGCAACTCAGATTTGGAGCTGCTGGAAGCGAGGAAATGGTCCGCTACGCAAATCGCAGCCCTATTCGGGGTGCCGGCCCATCTCGCAGGAGCGCCCAGCTCAGATTCACTTACGTACAGCACGGTCGCCGAGGATTCGCGGGCGTTTGTCCGGTTCGGGCTGCGCCCGTGGGTTCACCGCCTGGAGGCTGCCCTGTCCAACGCGCTGCCGCGCGGCCAGTCGGCTTCGATCAGCGTGGCCGATTTCATGCAACCCGACATGTTGACCCGCTACCAGGCGGCACAAATCGCCATCGAGGCCGGATTCAAGACTGTGCAGATGGTGCAAAACGAGGAAGGGATCGAAGCAGGATGACCGACATCATCGAGCGACAACTGATCGCCGACAGCATCGAAGTCCGCGAATCGGCCGAGGGGCGCCGCGTGTGCGGACTAGCGGCCCCGTTTGACAAATCGTTCGATGCGGGCGAGTACGTCGAACGGTTCGCCCCCGGAGCGTTCGCCAAGAGCATCCAGGAGCGCGGTGACCGTATCCCGCTGCTGGAAGCGCATCGCCGCGACGCGATGCCCCTCGGCAGGGCGACCCGGCTGGAGGAAACCACCCAGGGCCTGTACGCCGAGTTCCTGATGAGCAACACGGGCCGCGGAAACGAAGCGTTACAACTGGCCCGCGACGGCGTGATGCACAGCTTCAGCGTCGGGTTCATCCCGGTGCGCGACACCCGGCGCGAAACCGGCGACGGCCGCCCGCTCGTCCAACGCGACGAAGTCAAACTGCACCACGTTGGTTTGATTTCAGAGGTTCCGGCCTACGACGACGCCCGCGTACTCAGCGTCCGGCAGGAGTTCGACCCGGACGACGAAACGTCCGCGCCGAAACTCGCCGTCTGGCGCGCCCGCCTACTCACCCTCTGAGAATCTGCCGAACCGTTTCGTGGCTGACGCCGGCCGCGTCGGCGATGGCCCGCAGTGACATCCCGCCGCCCCTCGCGTCCATGATCGCCTGGACGAGTTCCCGGTCGGCGTGTTCGACGGCCCGCCGCGCTTCTACGAGTTCCGCAGCCGGGTCCATCACGCACCGTGTGTGCAGTACCAGGGCAGCACATCCTCGCAGATCGACTCGGCTGTCGCCGTGCCGTGCAGGTCGAGCGCCATGTCGACGACGACTTCCAGACGACAGACGGTTTCGGTGTCGAGCGTGAAATCGCCGAAATCGTCGATCGCCGGGAGGAAACCGTCAGCGAAAACGCCGGAGTCGTTTAGCACCTTGCCAAGAAAGTCGGCTTCCGGCTGTGGGAGCCGAAATGTCGTCGTTCCGTTTTCGTGTCGTGTCAGTCGTTCTGCCATGTCAAGATTGTAGACGACCGCCCAGCGCCCGTCAAGCATTTAGACAACGACCATCCTTCCCACTGTCACACCCGTATGCGATAATCCCCGTACTGCGCCGCTCCTGCGCCGCCGGTCGTGCCGGCACCTGGGAACACCCGGTACCACGACCCACGACCCACCAGGAGTAGTCCTATGAAGTTGCTCGACCAGCTGGTCGACGAACGCGCAGAAATCGGCACCGCTATGGCCGCCGTCTGCGATCTCGCCGCCGAAGAAACCCGCGACCTGTCCGACAGCGAAGAGGCCAATTTGAAAGACCTCCACGCTCGCGCCGACAAACTCGATACCCGCATCACCGAGCTGCGCGACATCCAACTCGCCAACGCGGAGGCGGCCACTATGCGCGCCGCGATCACCCCAACGCAGGACGACGCAGAGAAGGCGACCGAGGTTCGCGTCGGCGAAGAGCCGCTGACGTACACCGAACGGTCCAAGACGTCGTTTTTCCGCGACCTGTACGCGTCGCAGTTCCACCACGACGTGTCAGCCCAAGGGCGCATCGCCCGTCACTCGTCCGAGATGGACGTCGAGTACCGCGACTCCAGCACCGCTTCGTTCGCGGGGCTTGTGGTACCGCAGTACCTGACGGCTCTCGCCGAGGAGCTGGCACGCGCAGGGCGGCCGTTCGCCAACCTGTGCACGCAGCTGCCGCTCCCATCGGACGGGATGAGCATCAACATCAGCCGCGTTACAACCGGTTCGACGGCAGCCGTCCAGGCCACCGAGAACAGCGCCATATCCGAGCAAGATTTGGACGATACGCTGCTCACGGTCGACATCCGCACGATTGCCGGCCAGCAGGATGTGAGCCGCCAGGCCCTGGACCGGGGCACCGGAGTCGACGCGATCATCATGGCCGATCTGTCGGGTGCCATCGCGACGGCGCTCGACCTCGGCTGCCTGTACGGCGACGGCACCTCCGGTGCCCTGCTCGGCCTGAACAACATCACCGGCAAGAACGATGTCGTATTCACATCGGGTTCGCCGACGGTGGCGTTGCTCTACCCGAAGATCCTGGACGCAATCCAGCAGATCAACAGCGGGCGCTACGCCGGCCCGAACCTGATCATCATGCACCCGAGACGCGCCGCCTGGATGCAGGCAGCTGTCGATGGCAACGACCGCCCGTTGGTGTTGCCTGTGGCGAACGTGCCGCAGAACACGATGGGTGTCGGCCCGGCAGCCGGTTACGGTCTGACCGGCCTCCAGATCGCCGGCATACCCGTCGTGGTGGACGCGAACATCAAGACGGACACCGGGGCCGGATCGAACGAGGATTCGATCTTCGTTGTTCGCCGCGAGGACATGCTGCTGTTCGAGTCCGCAGGGGCGCCGAGCATGGTCCGCATGGACCAGACGCTCGGCGGCCAGCTGACCGTTAAAATTGTGGCGTTTCAGTATGCGGCGGCGGTGTTTGGGCGCGCCCCGGCAGCGATCAGCCAGGTGATGGGTACCGGCCTGGTCACGCCGACCTTCTAGGCCCTCCCACCAGCGCTCACCCCTAGCCCCTCTAGGGCGAGCAGGGCTACCCCCTGGGCGGTCGTGTCCACCACGCGGCCGCCCAGGGGGAACCCACAACTACGAAAGGGAACCATGCCGACACTTTGGGAGAAGCAGGCCCCGGCCCGCATCCACAAGCCCGAACCGAAGCCCGCCGCGAAGCCGGCAGCGAAGCCGGCAGCGAAGGCCCCGGCCAAGAAGCCAGCAGCGAAGAAGTAACCGGTGGGCAATTACGTCGCCCTGTCCGAGTTGAAGTCGGCGCTGGGGATCACCGGGTCGACCGACGACGATTTCCTGAACCTGGCTATCGACGCCGCCGAGCAGGCCATCGACGACCTGTGTGGGCGGGTGTTCACCGCCGCCGGGTCGACGTCGGCTCGCACCTACCGCGCGCAGCCTTACGTCGCCGTGGTCGACGATGTCAGCACCCTGACGGGCCTGCTGGTCAAAACGGACACCTCAGGCGACGGCAGTTATGACCAAACGTGGACGTCGAGCGACTACCAGGTCGAACCGTTGAACAATCTCGCCAAGGGTCGTGCCGTGTTCAACCTGCGGGCGGTGGGGGATTACCTGTTCCCGGTGTACGGCGACGGCCTCGCTTCGCTGGAAGTCACCGCGAACTGGGGGTGGCCGTCGGTACCCGACGCCGTCAAACAATCGGCACTCATGTATTCCAGTCGCCTCTATGGGCGCCGCGCCAGTCCCATGGGGGTCATAGGGGTGGGCGATTTCGGCCCGGTTCGCATTTCGCGGTCGGACCCGGACATCGCCCACCTGCTGATGGATTACCGGCGCCCTGGGATCGCCTAATGGCCGACATAGCGGCGATCCGGTCAGGGTTGAAAACCCGCCTGGCGACCAGCTCGACGTTCGTTCAGGTAGCGGCCACGATGCCGGACACGGTGTCGCCGCCGTGCGCCGTCATCGACCTGGAAACAGCGACCTACCATCAGGCGTTCGGTAACGGACTGGAGCTGTTGACGTTCCAGGTGACCGTCATCGCGCAGCGGTTCGACACCGCGTCGAACCAGGCGCTGCTCGATGGGCTGATCTCAGGCTCCGGGTCGGTGCGTGCCCTCATCGAGGGGGACGTCACCCTGGGAGGCGCCTGTAGCACCTGTCAGGTGTCGCAGATGACGAACTACGGGCTACTAACCGCCAACGAAACCGACTACATCGGAGCGAATTTTCAAGTGGAGGTCTACGCGTAATGCCAAAAAAGAAGCACGAATACACAGTGGTCGGAAACCATGCGGTTGACGGCCACGAACCAGGGTCGACGTTCTCGTCCGACATGGACGACGAGCAGGCCCAGCAACTCATCGACGGCGGTCACCTGACCGCCGGGAAGCGCCCAGAGGAGGGCTAATAACATGGCTGAACTAATCGGGGGCGCTGCGGCTGTTTTGACAATCAACAGCGTGGACCTCTCAGACCACATGACGTCAGCGTCGTTGGAGATCAACTACGACGACGTCGAAACCACGGCATTCGGCGACACCGTCCGCACCAGGATCGCCGGCCTCGGCGACGCGACCCTAAACGTCACGTTCAACCAGGACTATGCGGCCTCCGAGGTCGACGCGACGCTGAACGGCCTCGTCGGCTCGACGACAGCGTTCGTGTTCAAAGCGACGGGCGCCTCGGTCAGCGCCACCAATCCGTCGTACGCCGGCACCGTCGTCGTCACCAACTACACGCCCATGTCGGCCGAAATCGGCACCCTCAGCACCCTGAGCGTGACTTGGCCCGTCACAGGCGCCATCACCCGCGCAACGTCCTAACCCGAACAGAGGGGCAACATGAAAAACAGCATGAAGATCACGCTTCGCGTCGTCCACGACGGCGCCGAGCGAACCCTGGTCGCCGGACCGGCCGCCATAGTCGCATTTGAGCGACACTGGGGCTTAGGAATCGGCGCAGCGATGGCCGAAATCCGGGTCGAACACCTCGCGTGGCTGGCCCACCGGGCCGCATGGCAGGAAGCCCAGTCCGGCAACGGGCCGGCCGTCAAACCGTTCGACGCGTGGCTAGACCAGCTGGAGGACATAGAGGCGGTCGGCGACGAGGATGATGAAAGCCCTTTGGGTGGTCAAGCTTGACGGTGCAAATCGCGGCTCTCGCCGTCCGTACAGGCATCGGCCCGATGCAGCTCATCGAGTGCCCACCGGAGGTGCTGAACGCCGTGTATCGGGTGTTGGAGTACCAGGCTGACGAAACGGAGAAAGCGAGGCAGCGGCGCTAATGGCTACGCGGACCTCTGGGAACCGGACGATGGTCGGGATCGAGATGTTCGGCCTGGACGAGTTCCTGCGCGAGCTGCGGTTCGCGCCGGCTGAAACGAAAAAGGCGATAAAGCAGGGCAATAAGGCCATCGCCGACAAAGTCGTCGTCGAAATGAAGAAGAAGGCCCGCGTTATCTGGTCGGCGCAGCAGTACGAAACGATCGTCCCGTCGCTGCGGGCCGTCCAGGGCACCGTTCCGAAAGTCAAGATCGGCGGCGCCCGAAAAGCGGCGGTGTCGAGGCGTAGGAACCGACCGTCGGCCGGCGAGTTCGTCATGGGCGCAGAGTTCGGCGGCCGTTTCAGCAAGACGACCCACCAGTTCCCGATCCGGCGTCGCGGCGGTTATGTCCTGTTCCCGACGATCCACAAGCTCCACGGGTTCATCAAAAAGGAATACACCGACAACATCGAGAAGGTTCTCAGAAAGGTGGCGAGGTAATGGCATCCCCAACCCGGACCCTCACCGTCAACTTCGTCGGCCGCGACAAGAACCTGCAAAAGTCGTTCAAGCGGGTTTCCAAAGGCTCACAGCTGATGTCCGACAAGCTGATGCGCGCCACGCGCATGGCCGGCATCGGGTTCGGTGCCATCGCTGGCACCGCAATCGGCGCGGCGATGGCCCTCAAACCGATGATCGACCAGGCCGCAGCGATGGAGGAGGCCCTAAGCAAAAACCAGTTGCTCCTGGGCGAGTCGTCGAAAGCGGTCGAAGCGTTCGCCGATACGTCGCTGGAGTCGTTCGGTGTCACGAACCTGGCCGCGCTGCAAGCCACAGGCGTGTTCGCCAGCCTCGGCGAAGCGATGGGCATGTCGCAGGAAGTCTCCGCGTCGATGGCTACGACCCTCACCGGCCTGGCTGGTGACCTGTCGTCCCTGCACGACGTTTCGGTCGAAACGGCCCTTACCGCGCTGCGGGCCGGCCTGATTGGCGAAGCCGAACCGCTCCGCAAACTCGGCATCCTCCTCGACGCCGCCACGATCAAAAATAAAGCCCTGTCGATGGGCATCATCAAGAACACGAAGGAGGCTCTTACCCCGGCGATCAAATCGCAGGCCGCTTACGCCCTCATCCTAGAAAAGGGCGAGACAGCGATGGGCGACTTCGCCCGCACCGCGGATTCGGCGACGAACGTGTCGAAACGGCTCGCCGGCCAGTGGGTGGAACTGCAAATACAGATCGGTACGGCGCTCCTGCCGGCGTTCACGGCGCTCGTCACACACCTCGTCGAGGTCGTGATGCCGGCTGTGTCAGATTTCTTCGAGGATCCGTCGTGGGAGCAGGGCGCAGTCCTCGCCGGTCAGGCTGTCCAAAACGGTTTCGTGAAGGGTACGGCCGGGTTTGCCCTGGCGCTGTTCGGGGCGATTGCCAGCCCGGCGGGTTTTGTTTTCGGTCAGGTGTTGGACCAGCTCGACCTGGGCGGCAAGATCCAAAACAACCTGGACGATGCGATCGCTGACCTGCGTCTGAACGCTCTGGGCGCTGTTATCCAAAACGAGCTGGGTTCGCTGAACCCGGATTGGGACCGCGGCGACTGGGAGGCAGCCGGCCGCGCCGCCTTTGAGGTGTTCTACGGTACACCCGGTCCGATGATCCCGGCCCCCGGTTTGACACCTGACCCACCGTTCATCCCACCGGCCGGTCCGATGGTCCCTTCACCGTTCGTCGATGTGCCGATCGTCGATGCGCCGATCATCCCACCGGCCGGTCCGGATATCCCTTCACCGTTCGTCGATGTGCCGATCGTCGATGTGCCGATCGTCGATGCGCCGATCATCCCACCGGCCGGTCCGGATATCCCTGGACCCGTCGTCCCTCCTGGACCCGTCGTCCCACCGGCCGGGCCGATGGTCCCTGGACCCGTCGTCCCTCCTGGACCCGTCGTCCCACCGGCCGGGCCGATGGTCCCTGGACCCGTCGCACTACCGACCGATGCCGAGATCATGGAGTGGCTGGGGACAGCAGGCGCCCAGAACCTGCTCGGCGGGACGACTATCAACAACAACCATTTCGACATCACCGGGGTCACAGGCCAGGAGGTCGTCGACGCGTTAGGCGGCCATGTCGACTTGAACGGGCCTTTGCCGCCGCATTGGCAGCAGGCAGCTACCTAGCCGATGGCTTCGCCTACGTTTTCTGTTCAGATCATCCTCGGCGCGTCGCTGCGGGACGTAACTTCGGACGTTCGCGCTATCAAAATCGACGTTGGCCGTCAGCGTGTCCTCGACACGTTCACAGCTGGAACGTGCCATATCTCACTCAACAACGACGACGCGAAATACACCCCGCTCGGCGGCGGCACCTATTCGGACGCCCAGTGGATCAACGCCGAAGTCCGCGTCGGGGTGAATTTCAATTCGGCGAGCAATTCGACGCCCCTGTTCCGCGGCCTGTGCGACGACATCGACGTTCATTTCCCCGACAAGACCCAAAGTGTTCTGATCGTGAAGGCGTCCGACGGCCTGTCGAAGCTGGCTCGCACCGAACTGGTCGACAACATCAACGGCGTGACCGGCAACGCGACGTTCGCTGAGCAGGTCGGGTCGGCCCGGTTCACCGCGATCCTGGACAACGCCCAGGTCGATTACCCGGACGAGTCGTCGCCGTTGGATCGGGCGGTGGACACGTCGTCGATCACGATGGCCGCCGAAACGGTCGCCCGGCTGCAAACGTCGACGTACCTGGCGCGCCTCGCCCAGTCCGAGGACGGCGCCATCTACTGCCGGCATGGCATCCCGGCGGCAGCGGCGGCGACAGCGGCGAACCGCGGCAACGTCCTGACGTACAAGAAACGCTTTGCGTCGTCGTCGGCGACCGGTTTGACGTTCGGCGGGTCGTCGACCACGACCGCCACGCCGCCCTTCACGTCGATTGTGACGCAGTTTGGATCTGAGCTGCTCTACACAAGGGGCATTTACGCCGGGTCGACCGGCACCGACAAAACCTACGATGAGAATGTGATCGGCCAGCCGGCGTACGGCATCAGAACCATTGTCCGGCGTAACCTGTTGAACCTGAACGACGCCGACGTGCTGGAAGCGTGCACCAACTTCGTCGCCCTGCATTCGACGCCTGTGCTTCGCATCTCGGCTATGGAATGCAAACCGCGCTCGATGACAGAGGCGCAAGCCGAGAAGGTCGTCAAAATGGGTGTTTGGGACGGCTTTTCGGTGCGGTTCCGACCGGCCGGCGGCGGTATCGACCTGTTGGAAGTCGTCCGCTGTGAAGGCGTCCGACACGACATCACGCCCGGCGATTGGACGATGCGCGTCACGACGAGCGGCAGCGGCGCATCACAGTTCTTCATTCTGGATTCCGAAATCGACGGCCTGCTCGACCAGAACAAGCTCGCCCCTTAGGAGAAACGATGGCACCCTCCGGTTACAAGACGTTCAGCGCCGGCGCGATTCTGACCGCCACGGCCGACGTCCAAAATTATCTAATGGACCAGGTCGTGTCGGTCCACAACGACGCGTCGGCGCGCTCGTCGGCGATCAGCTCGCCGGCAGAAGGCCAGGTGTCATACCTGAAGGACACCAACAAGGTTTACGTCTACAACGCGTCGGCGTGGGTCGAGGTCGGCGGCGGCATCGAATGGTCCGGTTCAACTGCGAACGGCCTCGGGACCTATTCGTCGGCCAGCGAGATCGTCGCCGAATCGAGCGCCACATACGACGGGACGACATTGCAGTTGACGACCTCCGGTGGCGGCCTGAAGCTCGACAACCTGAACAGTGCCAACGCGAATACTTTGGACGACTATGAAGAAGGGACATTTGTGGTCGGCCTGGAGTGTTCGACGTCTGGGACGATCACCGTCCACGGGTCCTACAACACGATGTCGTATGTGAAGATCGGGAAGCTCTGCTGGGTGGGCGGCGGCGTCATCGTCTCGGCGGTGTCCAGCCCGACCGGTCAGCTGCGCGTTACCGGCCTGCCGTTCACGTGCAAGAACGCCAGTTGGACGACAGAGTCGGGTTCAGCCTTCAACTTGTTTCGCGGTGAGAGCGACACCCGCAACGCCATCGCGTTTCCGTACTCGAATGAAGCGAAGTTTTACGTCCGCGGCGATTTCAACACCGGAACGGGCACCTATGACGACGCGTCTGCGGAATGGTTCGGCGGCAACGAAAACTTGTGGCTCAACATGTCCTATTTGGTAGAGGAGTAACGATGGCAATCACGAAAACGGTCGTGGTCGACAAGATCGAAGTCCTAGAGATGGGCCAGGTCCAGGTTCGCACCGCAACGGTGATATCCGAGGACGGCGTCGAGCTGGCGCGCAGCTTCAGCCGCCATGTCCTGAACCCCGGCGACGACACGTCCGGGCAGGCGCAACGCGTCGTCGATGTCGCCGCCGCGACGTGGACCGCTGAGGTGGTCGCCGACTGGGACGCCTGGGTGGCCGCGAACCCGCCGCCCACCCTGTGACCTACCCCGACTACCAGGCCGACCTCGCCTACCTGGAGCAGTACCGCGACGACGGAGACGAGGCGGTCCACCTACTAGAACCCTTGCTCGCTTTTCGCCTCAGCCGGGCGTACAGGCGCTCTGAGCGCCTCCGAGGCTTCCTACGCATAGAGTCCGCGGGACGCACACTGGACGCACAGCAGTACCTGTACGACGGCTGGAAAGAAAAACGCGCCGGCTTTAACATGGCCGCCTGGCCTGACCGGATCATCGGCTCCCGCGGCGGGTTCACGTTCCGCGGCAGCTGGCACATGGCCCAGGAGGACGGCTACGTGTACGCCGTCGATTTGACCCATCACGGCAATCTGTCCTGGGACGACGCCCACGACGACCTACGCTCCAGCGGCCTGCACACCACCGTGCCCGGGGAGCCTTGGCACCATCAAGCCAGCACCATAAAGGGACCATTACCGGGACCGTTCCCGGACGGCACAAACACGGAGGACGAGATGACACCAGAGTTGGAAGAGAAGTTGGAGGGTCTGGCGACCTGGGTTTTCAACGGCACAACCATGATCCTGAAGCGGCTCGACGAGCTGGAACAGCAGCTCGCGACGACGAAAGGCGACGACGAATGAAGGCTTACCTGGACCTCCTGGAACGCTGCGCGATGACGTTCGTGCAGTCGTTCGCGGCTTTGCTGCTCGCTGACACGGCCGGCATCGACCTGTCCGTCAGCACCGCCCAGGCGGCAGCCGTTTCCGGCCTCGCCGCGGTGCTGGCCGTCCTGAAGGGTTTTGCGGCGCAACGCCTGGTCGGTGACAAGTCCACACCGTCGCTGGTGAAGTAGGCGACGCAGCTCCGAGGTGCTGGCCGATGTCCAAGATGACCAAGTTGATCGCTGCGGTCACGGGCCTACTCGTCGCCGTCGGCACCCTGGTCGGCACCATTTCCATGACGATCGGGAAGGGGCCAGAACCGGCGTCCGGCGGCATCACCATCGTTCTAAATTCGGACGCAGCGTTCGAGGAGTTCATCGCGAACCACCCGTCGAACGGCTGACCGGTCGGCAAACGCGCAGCACAGACCCGCTTTCCCCGGCGGGTCTTTTCGACGTTTTCGGACCATCCCCGACGGCGGTCAACACGGTGCATAAAGTTGACGTAAGGTCGCAAGGCCGACTGGTGGACGAACCGAACCAACTAGGGGGGCACTAATGGAAGCACGCACGCTCGACGATTCGACGACGGTCGCGTTCCCGGAGCCTT